GGGCGGAGTTCAAGGATTCGCTGCGGACGTGGGAAGAGGCGCGGCGGGCGCTCAAGCTGCCGCCGGTCCCGATCCCGACTGATACGTTGGCGATGACGACGGGCACGCAGTTGGTCCCGGCGGCGGTCGCGGTGATCGACCCAACGGCGGTCATGGACGAACCGCCCGCGACGGACAACGAGACGCCCGCCGTGGGTCCGGGTCCGCAGGAAACGGAAGCGGACGCGGAGACGATCGACGTCGAGGAGAATGAGGACGGGCTGGCGGACGAGCAGGGCCGCGCGGCGTCCGACGTGACCAACTTCCCGGCACGGGGCGACAATAAGACGGTCAGTCTCCGGAACTCGGGGTTCAAGGTGTTCCCGGTCGCGGAGGCGGAGGCGCTGAAGGCAAACTACCCGTCTGTCTGGCGCAAAGGCGGCAACATTCGCGGCAATAAGCAGTTCACGCTGCTCCGACCGGTCGCCAAGCGCGGCGGGAAGGTGGACGGGCTGTCGGAGGAGAACGCGGTCCGTCGGCGCGAGGCGTGGGCGGCGCGGCACCGGAAGGATTTCCAGTTGGCGGGCGTGGTCGCGCAGGTCAAGTGGCTGGTGGTCGGGGACCGCGGCCTTGACCATATGCGGGCGGTGCTGGCGGACGCGAAGGCCAAAGCGGACAACCGCAAGCGGTCGCTCGGGTCGCATGTGCGGACGTTCGCGGAGGACGCGCTGTCCGGCGATCAGATCGAGGCGCTGATGGAACTGCTGGAGGCGGTCGTCGAGGGGGAACTCCCGATTGCGACGGTCGAGGGCATCATCCTTGCGGCGTTCCCGAAGCTCGACGCGGACGCGGTGTCAGCGATGCTCGACGGGCTAGAAGGGTTCGCGCCGGAGGACGAGGACGAGCCGGAGGAGCCTGAAGCGCCAGAGATGCCGAAGGACGAGGAGCCGGAGAACGGCGAAGCGCCCGAGCCGATGGGCGAGATGGCTGCGATGGACGAGCAGCGGCCGTGGTGGGTGCATGTGCCGCCAGAGGACCGGCCGTGGTGGGTGGAGATGGCCGAGGCGGGGACGCTGCAAGACGAGCCGCGGTTCCAGTACTGGCAGCGGGCAATGGACGAGCTCGACCGGGAAGAGGGCGAATACTACACCACGGCGCGGGGGCAGTTTGCGGCGGACGCGCAGAGCATTGCGTTGCTGTTCGCGCAGTATGCCAAAGAAGCGGCGACGGCGACGGACGCGCGGAAGGCGCAACTGCTGCAAACCATTGACCGGTTGATTCGGACCAACTACCAGAAAAACGGCGAGTATTACCGCGCGTGGAAAGCGGCGTTTGAGGCGTTGATAGGCCAGACGTATATGGTCGGGGCTCGACAGGTGGCGGGTCTGAACCTATCGTTTACGCTCCAGTCGCCGGAAGTCTTGATGGCGATTGACGAACGGACGGCGCAACTGGCCGAGTGGATCGGCGAGGACACCGCCAAGCAGGTCACGGCGGCGATTCGCGCGGCGGAGAAAGCCGGATTCTCGGTCGAGGAGACGGCACGGCTCGTCCAGTCGTCGGTGTACGGTGAAAACCTCACGGATGTGCGAGCGACCCGCATCGCGCGGACGGAAGCGGCGCACGCGATGTCGCGCGGCAGTTGGGATCAGGCGATCGAGCTCGGCATCTATCAGTCGAAGGAATGGCTCTCGTTTGAGGATTCCAAGACGCGAACCACGCATCGCCAGTACGGCGGCTCGCCGGTTGTGCCAATGGACTACCGGTACGGCAAGATGCTGTATCCCCTCGACCCGTCCGGGGGTCCGGCGGAGACGATCAACTGCCGCTGTACATTGGTGTTCTATACTGAACCAGCATCCGAGGCCACTCCATGAGCACCGCCACGATCCGGCCTCCCCTTCGGCCGGTCCAATATATCACGTCCGAGGTCTCGCTTTCGATCCGCGCGGAAGGCGACCTGCCGCCGGGGATCGCGGGGCGGGTGTCGGGCGTGGCGCTAACGTACGAGGTGGTCGATAGCTACCAGACCATCTTTGCTCGCGGCTGCGCGAAGCGGTCCATCGACAACAAGGTCAAGGCGCGGAAGGTCCCGCTGCTGATGGACCATAGCCGGACGGTCGGGGCGCATGTCGGCGTGGTCGCGTCGATGGTCGATTCGGGCGACCAGTTGATTATGACGGCCGACCTGTTCGACACGCCGGAGGGTCGGGCGGCGCTGGAGTATGTCAAGACGGTGATCGCGGCGGGGGCCTCGACGGGGTTCTCGATCGGGTTTGTGCCGCGCCGGTCTGATATGGTCATGATGGACGCGAAGCCGGTCGAGAAGTTCCTCGAAATCGAGCTGCGCGAGGTCTCGCTTACCCCGATGCCTGCGGTGCCCGGTGCTGATGTGACGGGCGCACGGGCGGAGGAGGCCGAGCCACAGGAATCCGCTCCCGTCCGGCCGGACGTGGAGCTGTTGGAGACGGCGGCGATCGTCGCGCTGGAGGCGATGGACGCCTCCACTCGCGCGGCCGTGCTCTCCCGCTACCAACAGCCTGCCTCGACGGCGACCACGACCGCGGCGCGATGCTGCGCTCCCGTGATCCGTGAGCCGGTAGACGCGGTAGCTACGATGGACGCCCGCGTACAGGCGGTGCGGTCCACGTTCGCAGTCCCAGCAACGACTACCCATTCTTTGAGGAATCCATGAAAACCCCACTGGTAAGCAAGAACCGGCAGGCGAACGAGCTGCGAGAGCAGGCGCACAAGCTCCGCCATGACCTGATGGACCCGGCCAACAGCTACACGGCCGAGCAGGTCGAGAAGCTGACGAACGACATCCGGGCGCTGGAGATGCGGGCGCAGGCGGCGGCGGAGTTCACGCCGGACGCGGAAGTCGATCGGCAGGGCGGCGATGCGGGCTTCACCCGCATGGATGTGGGAGCGAAGAAGGACGTCGAGTCCTTCCGCACGATGCAGGACGTGTCGCAGGAGGTGCGGACCACGCTGGTCAAGGCGTTCCCGTCGATGGGGGCCTATATCCGCGCGGCGACCCGCGGTCCGGCCACGCCGGTTGAGGCGGACGCGCTCCGCATGGTGGACCAGTACACCCGGACGATCACCGGCTCGACGAACGGCGGCGAGTTCCTGCTCCCGCTCACGCAGGTGCCTGAAATCTTCTCGGTGAGCAACCAGCAGCCGGGTCTGTTCCAGTATGCCCGCCGGTACAATGTGCCGGGCCGGTCGCTCCGCATCCCGTACCTCGTACAGGATGAGGGCACCTCGACCCTCAACCGTCCGATGGCCGGTAAGATTGCCAACGTGACGATCGTTGGCGAAGGCTCGACCAAGCCGGAGCGCGAGCCGACGTTCGGTCAGCGGCTGCTGACGATGTACAAGTATGCGGCCGTGACGCAGTTCGGTGACGAACTGCTCGGCGACGACTTCACGGGCGAACTGCCGGGTGAGGTGACGACGGCGGTCGGCGGGCAGATCGTGAACAAGATGAATGAGGACATCACGATCGACGGCAACGGGTCCTCGCAGCCGCTCGGGGCGCTGAACAACAGCAACTCGGCGCTGATCGCGGTCAACCGGGCGACGGCCAGCACGTTCTCGGCGGCGGACGCGTTCAACATGTACGAGCGCCACACGCACGGCCCGAACTCGGTCTGGATGATCTCCCGCCGGGTGCTTTCCAAGCTGTTCGCACTCCAGACCACCAACAACACGATGGTGACGTGGATTGCGAACCTGCGCGACAAGCCGCAGATGCTGCTCCTCGGGCTGCCGGTCATCGTGACCGACCTGCTCCCGACGCTCGGCACGAAGGGCGATGTCGCGCTGGTGAACGGCGACTTCTACGCGATGGGCCTCCGGCAGGCGCTGACGGTGGAGTCGTCCATCCACTTCGCCTTCACGGCGGACGTGACGACCTACCGGTTCGTGGCGCGTGGCGGCGGTATCCCCCTCCCGACCTCGACCTACGCCTACAAGGTGGACGGCTCGGGGAACAAGGTGGACCCGCACAGCCCGTTCGTGGTCCTCGATGTCCCGGCCTCGTCGTAAGACGACGGACGTGCAGGAACCCGTCGGGGTGGCTTCGGCTGCCCCGACGGTTGCGCCGTTCCGTCTAGTGTCCGAGTCGTGGCCCTATACGGAACGGTCCTATGCGCTGCGCGAGGTGCAGGTCATGACCTTATCGGAGTGCATTATCGCAGGCGTCCGGCGGTTTCCGGGCGAGCAGTTCTATATGACGCCGGACCGGGCGCGGGCGTTGTCGATCGTCGGGCACGTCATCGAGGACGCGGTGCTCGATCGGATGCCGCCCGCGATGGCGGCGAAGTGGCGGGCGCAGGGGCGGGTCGCGTTGGCGGACCATGCGCTGGTGTGCGACGGGGCGACGGCGGACCTGTTGTGGTCGGCACCGGGCCGGATCCTGACGCCGGACGGGGTACCGTCCAGCTACGAGGCGCGGGAGGCGGGGCCGTTCGACCTGCGGGTGCTCCAGCTCACGCAGTACGATCCGGGGTGCGCGGTGTACCGATACCATTCCGCGGCCAATACGGTGCGTGGGGTCGTGTCGGCGTTCGCGCGGTTCGGGTGGTCGAATCCGGCCTGTCATTTGCGACAGTGGGACGGGGACGCGGACCGGCGGACGGTGGAACTGCTGGCGCTCACGGCGGACGTGATCCACGTCCATATGGACTACCGGGCGCTGCACCATGACCTGAAGTATGCGTTGCACGCCAACCAGCGGGCGGCGATCACCTACCACGGGTCGGTCCTACCGGGCGACGAGCGGCGGACGTTCGTGGACCATGAGGCGGACCGCCGGATGGGGGCGCTCCAGTTCGGGGCGCGGCCGTACCACGGGCGGCACGGGGTGACGAACTACCTGCCGATCCCGGTTCCGGTGCGGGATTATCGGGCGCTGGCGCAGGCGGTTGGGCAGCCGGATCCGGCGACCATGCTCCGGGTGGCGCATAGCCCGACCAAGCGGGAAATCAAAGGCACGGCGGAGTTCCTGTCGGCAGTGGACCGGCTGCGGGCGCGGGGGCACGCGATCGAGGCGGTGCTGATCGAGCATATGGACCACGGCGAGGCGCTGCGGATCAAGGCGGGCTGCCACGCCACGTTTGACAGTTTCTGGCTCGGGATGCAGGGCAGCGGGTTGGAAGCGGCGGCGATGGGGCAGGTGGTGCTGGCGGGCGACGAGCTGGCGGCGAAGGAAGCGGCGGACCTCAACGGTGGGGTCATCCCGTGGACGTTCGCGGCGGACGGCGAGACGTTGATCGCGGCGCTGGAGCGACTGGTGCAGGATGCGGCGTGGCGGCGGGCGGAAGCGGCCCGCGTGGCGGATTATGTCGGCCGGTTGCATGATTATCCGGCTGTTGGCGCACGGTATGTCAACACTCTGACGCAGGAGCTCGGCCGTGGCGCTGCCTAGTGTAGCGGACCTCAAGTCCTACCTTCGCATTGAATCGACGGCGGAGGATACGCTGCTCGCGGCGCTGATGGCCCGCGCAAAGGCGATGCTGGAAGGGTGGATCGACGTCCCGATCACGGCGGAGACGCAGACGGCGATCGACCGGGCCGACGCGCTCGACGTGCCCGTCACCTCGTTGGTGTTTCCGCGCCGACCCTGCACGATCACGTCGGTGGTCGATACGGACGGGGTGACGGTGGCGGCGGCGGATTATTGGGTCGATGGGACGAGCGGCGTGATATACGGCAAGGACGTGTCGTTCCCGTACGGCCCCTATACGATCACGGCCTCGGTCGGGCTCTCGCTGCGGGCGGACTACGCGCGGATTGAGCCGCTGATCTCGGAGGCGATTATCGACCTCGCGGCGGACCTGTACCAGCGGCGGACGCCCGGTGCGGCGTCGGAGACGGCGGCGGGGACGACGATTTCGTGGGATGTGAGCCGGGAAACGGTGGCGCGGATCATGAAAACCCTGCGGACCCTCCGTCTCGGGGTGGCGCTGTGAGCGTGATGCCCGGTCTGCTTGATCGGCGCATCGCGATCTACGAGCGCACGGACGGCGGCGCGAACGGGTTCCAGCGGCCGGTGTACGTCCTGACGGGCACTTATTGGGGCCGGATCGACGACACGGCGGACCAGCAGACGGTGCCGCTCTCCCCGCAGGCGCATATCGAATCGCGGACGACGGCGGCGGCGACGGTAGCGGATTACGTCCCGGTCCCGAAGTTCGGCGTGGTGCGGATCGGGACGGGCCCGCTGTACTACATTCGGGGCGTGTTCCAGCAGCGGGCGCTCCGGTGCCAACGAATCGCGCTGGAAGCGATTGACCCGACGGACCTTGCCACGTTCGACGTCTTTGAGGAGGTCGAAGTGCAGGACGGCACCCATCTCGTCAACCCGGCTTAAGCATGGACGACACGTTTCGACACCTGTTTGTCGGCGCGGACCCGCGCCGGATGACGCTCGACCCGACGGACCGGGCGCGGGCGGAAGCGTTGGTCGCGCAGTATGGGGGCGTGATCGAGATTCGGACGCCGCAGCCGGGAAAGATGGTGTTCCAATGGCTCGACCAGCACGGGCAGTCGGTGCTGGTGGCGGGCGAGTCGGCGGCGGAGTGCCTGACGATGATGCATGAGGCCATCACGGCCGACGAAATCGACTACCTGCACTGAGGGATGACCCGTGGCGAGCTATAACAAGTTTGACGCCTTTGTTGAGGCGCTGGCGGAAGGGAAGCACAACCTCGGGGCGGACACGCTCAAGGTCTATCTTAGCAACGCGACCCCGAGCGCCTCGGCGGACGCGGTGAAGGCGGACCTTGCCGAGATCACACCGGGCAACGGCTACACGGCGGGCGGCAATACCGCGGCGGTGTCCAGCTCCTCGCAGACGGGCGGGCTGTACAAGCTGGTCCTCGGGGACCCGGCCACATGGACGGCGACCACGGGGCCGATCGGGCCGTTCCGGTACATTGTCCTATACAACGACACGTCCGCCAATGACGACCTGATCGCGTGGTGGGACTTCGGGTCCACGCTGACGGTCGGCGCGGGCGATACGTTTACGGTGGACTTCGACCCGACCACGGGCGTCCTCACCATTCAGTAAGGGCCAACCATGCCACTCCTCCGCGATCGCGTCCGGGAAACGACCACGACCGTCGGCACGGGGACGATCACCCTCGGCGGGGCCGTCACCGGCTACCAGTCTTTTAACACGGCGTTCACGAACGGCGACACGACCTACTACGTCATACAGGGCGGGACGGAGTGGGAGATCGGCATCGGCACGATCGGGGCGGGGACGCTGGCCCGCACTGCGGTCCTCCAGTCCTCCAACGCGGACGCGCTGGTCCCGTTCGCAGCGGGGACCAAAGACGTCTTTTGTTCCTATGTGGCGGACCGGGCGGTCACGACCTCCGACGCGGCCACGCTGACCAACAAGACGCTGGACGACTACACGAACAACGTCGGGGCGAACAGCACGCACTTCCGCATCAAGGCCACGGGCACGATCAGCAAAGGGCAGGTGGTCAAGGCGACCGGCTTCACGCCGGGCGAGAACGCCATCGAGGTCGCGGTCGTGACGAGCGCGACGGATCTGGCGCTCGGCATCGCGGAGAGTGCGCTGACCACGGGGCAGTTCGGGCTGGCGGTCGTGATTGGCGAGCTGTTCGACGTGAACACGAACGGGCTCTCGGTCGGGGCGATCATCTACAGCAACGGCACGGGTGGCTACACCACGACCAAGCCGTCCAGCGGGACCTACCAGCCGCTCGGCTGGGTGGTGCGAGCGAACACCAACAACGGCGTCATCGCCGTGAATATCGTCGCCCCGCTCTACGTCGAAACCAGCACGAACACGGCCAACACGGCGGTGCTGCGCGACGGGTCGGGCAACTTCGCGGCGGCCACGATCACGGCCACGCTGAACGGCGCGGCACCGGCGGGGTCGCTGACCGGCACCACGCTGGCGAGCAACGTGGTGTCGTCCAGCCTGACCAGCGTCGGGACGCTCTCCTCGCTGACGGTGAGCGGCAACCTGACGGTGGACACAAACACGCTGTTTGTGGACAGCGCCAACAATCGCGTTGGCATCGGGACGACAAACCCGACCGAAGAGCTAACCGTTGTCGGGACTGATAACACGACTGTCAGCCCTACGACATTTTGGACGACCGGTTTTGTCGGTGCTGAAATCAGTAATGCAAGCACGACACTCAACACGGTCAGCGGGATTATGCTGTCAAGTGGAGAGCGCAATGCTGTTGCGGGTATCGGCGGCATACGCATTAGCAGCACCGCACAAGCCATTGGGTTCTTTACTGGCGGTTCTGGGTCGGTACCAGAACGGATGCGGATTACCGAGACTGGCAACGTTGGCATCGGCACGACGAGTCCGGCGGCAGGGTATTTACTGACGGTTGGCTCCGGTAGCGCGGCAGCAAATGCAGCGGTAGCTCTTAATGGTGGCACTGATGCCAACTTTGGATCTGGCATTGCGTTCCGTCGTGGCGGTGTCTCAAAGGGATTCATTGGGACAGAATCGTGGGTGACAAGCGGAACCAGCGATGACGTAACGTTGTATGCATCGGCGGCCAGTGCCTTGCGATTCTACAGCAATGGGGCGTATCGCTGGAGTATTAATACGTCCGGCCACTTCCTCGCCGCGACCGACGCCTCGTTCGACATCGGCGCGTCTGGCGCGAACCGGCCGCGCAATGTATTCGTCAGCGGCAACGGCACGTTTGGTGGGACACTGGCCGTTAATGCGACATCTAACACGGTGTCATTTAGCACTAGCGCAGACGGAACCGCGCAAGCTATTAGCCGCTTGGACTCCACTAGCACGACGCGAGACACGCTGAATCCGGCGTTGCTGTTGTTCAATGGTGGAACGGTTACACAAAACCAACTGGTACGGCTTGCGTTTTCGTCTGGATCCGGCGCTCGTACCAGCATCATCGGCGCTGATATTTCTGCCATCTTTACTGGAGACGGCACGGGAAATGGACGATCCACGGCGCTTGCATTTAGCACTGCTGATCAGACCGTCGCACAAACGCCAACCGAACGGATGCGGATTACCAGCACCGGCAATGTCGGCATCGGCACGACGAGTCCAGCGTATTACATGGACATTGGATCGTCCAGCGGAACGGTGGATCTTGCCAATGCTGCGTTGCGGATTCGCCGGTCTGGTGTTGCAACCAACTGGTCGCGTTTTGATAACGTCAATGGCGTTCTCAATATCAATCAGTATGACGCGACAACGCCGATCATTCGGTTCCAAACAAGCACCGACGGATCAACGTTCACCGAACGGATGCGCCTTGACGCCTCCGGTAACCTCGGCCTCGGGGTGACGCCGAGCGCGTGGGGTGCATCGTTTAAGGCGCTACAGGTAAGCACCGCATCGTTGTGGAGTTCTGGCGGGTCCAACGCGCTGATCGGCGCAAACTATTATCACGACGGAACCAACCGGCGATATATCTCGACAGCGGCGGC